ATTTTCAACTTGGAACCAAACAGAATATTTTAAAGAACTTCCAATCTTTGAAATTCAATCTTCACAAAATTTCCCAATGGAACAAACTTTAGTTCCAATTATGAAAAGAAAAATTATGACATATATTTTTCAAATTGTTAATTCAGAAAAGTTAAATAACTTTGACTTTGAATTATAATTTGTTTATAATTCTTATGTGGGATTTAACAAAAGATACATAACAAAACAATCATCATTAACGGCTCTCAACGATAATAGATTAAAACTCTATTATGGTCGAGCTGATATGTTGATATTTGAAGATGACCTTAGTGAAATAATTTACGACTTATACTTGTCCGGGAAGACCGAACAGGAAATACTAAACATTATTAATTTAAACACGGAGAAAGAAATCGATGAAGTGCATTAAAACAATCAAGAAAACCAACTCAAGAGAGATTGGAGAAGTAATCAGAACTGAAGAAAAAGATGCTGATTTAAAAGTTAGTACAGGTGTTTGGGCTTACTGTCCAAAAAGTGAGTGGAAAGCTCTTACTAGAAGAGTTAAACCTGTTTCTAAAAAAGAAACTGTAGAAGGGTCTGAAGATAAACCTGTTACCAAGAGAGGTAAGAATAGTATTCAGTAATCATCATGAGTGGAGAAATGGTAAACAACCCACTTCATTATGGTGGTGCGGACAATCCTTATGAAGCAATCAAAGTTATTGAGGCATGGGAGTTAGATTTTCATTTAGGAAATACTGTTAAGTATATTTCAAGAGCCGGTAAAAAAAATCCTGATAAAGAAATTGAGGATTTGAAAAAAGCGATGTTCTATTTGGATAGAAAGATAAAAAATTTAGAAAAAAATAACGGGGTATAATCCCATCAATAAAGGCAAAAGTTGATAAACATCACTTGAGTTGCGACGCTAACGAAGTGATATAGAAAGGTGATGTTGTAATTGTTAAATAAATGAAAGTGACTGTTAATATTGATGAATACGCAGAAGGTGCGATATTATTAGACGGATTGGAATCCGCAATAGTTGGGATTGTTGAAGAATTTGGTAATGGAAATAGGGTTTTATATTCCAAACAAAAAATACTAAACATTCTTCAAGAAAGAGATTTGATGACGATGGGTGAAGCTGAAGAGTTTTACGACTACAACATACTTGGTTTGTATGCTGATGAACAAAACGCGGTGTTCTTGGATTTAGAAATTACACCAATAAAAAAAGAAAATGGTTGGGAATACCAATTAAAAGATTAGTATGGCAAATACAATGACAACTTATGTTAAGGTATGTAATCTTAACGAAGAAACGTTTGGTAAAGTTAAAGAATTGTTTGAAACTGAAGGTGAGAATAGTTCAGAAGTTAAAGTGGTTGAACACTTTAATAAATTATTTGGGACCGAATTTAATACTACCGACAATTATATGGGTAGAGAATGGATGGATGAGAGCATCGGTTCAAAATGGATTAAGATTGAATTTGGTGATGTTGAATATACTCCTGAGGTTGATTTAGTAATTGAAACCGCTTGGAATGTCCCAACAGAATATATTCAAAAAGTGGTTGAAGTTTTAAACGAACTTGATAAGGATATTGTTGCTTATGGTACATACGAAGACGAAGGATATTCTCCGGTAGGGGCTTTTGTGTATGGGTATGATTATGATGATATCGAAGATTATGATGATGTTGATTCTGACCGTGTATGGGAAGATGATGATTATATGGAAGAGATGTATGATGCTTTATACGAACATCGTGATTCATTATACGAAAGTTATCTTGAAGTAATAAATGAAAGAAAATAGAAGAAAATTAATATGAAATCACATTTTAGAAAAACGGAGTATTACACCTCCCATAACGCAAACCCTCCTGTTGAGTTGGATAGCGAAAAATTCCCGGACTTCAAGGGAGAAACAGAAGAAGAGTTTTTACAATATATCTTCGATAATTTAGATGGATGGGTTGATGGAGAAGGTGAACCATTATTTGATGAAGAAACACAAGACGCTTTGTATGAATTACAACACGGGTCAATGAGTGAATATTGGGGTTCGTATCAAAAATATTTTGAGGGAGAACTACAAATAGGGGAACCAACACCTCAAGATAATTATAAAAATGGTAATTTTAAAACCATAGATTCAATTTCAATATAATGATAGAAACGGGTAAAATAATAAATGGAGATTGTGTTAAGGTGATGAAAACATTACCCGAAGGTAGTGTTGATTTGATTGTTACATCTCCACCCTACAATGCAAACATCAAGTATGATGAATATGAAGATGGGTTATCAATGGAGGAGTATTGGGATTTTACAATTAATTGGTTGAGTGAGGCTTTCCGTGTATTGAAAGACGATGGAAGGGTTGCAATAAATGTTCCAATTGAAATGAATGTTCAAGAACGTGGTGGGAGAATATTATTCAATGCCGAATTTTGGATGAAGATGAAAGAGGTTGGATTCCAATTCTTTGGAATGGTTGACCTTACTGAAGATTCTCCACATAGAGTTAGACAGACGGCTTGGGGTTCTTGGATGAGTGCTAGTAGTCCTTATATTTATAATCCGAAAGAGTGTGTCATACTTGCTTATAAAAAATCAAAAAAGAAATTGAATAAAGGGGAATCTCAATGGGAAGGTAGTCATACTAAAATAACTTTAGAAGATGGAACTTTAAAAAATAAAGTCATTTATGATGATGAGGATAAGAAAGAGTTTATGAACTTAGTTTTTGGTAGATGGGAATATTTTGCAGACACTAAGTCATTGACTAAAGCGACATTCTCAATGGACATACCATCAAAGGCAATTAAGATTTTAAGTTATAAAAATGATATTGTTCTTGACCCTTTTATCGGTAGTGGAACTACTGCGGTTAGTGCGGAATTACTAGGTCGAAGATGGTTGGGAATTGAGTTATCACCGAACTATGTTGAGATAGCTAAGAATAGGATTAAACATTTTATTGAGGAGAGAAATCAAACTGAATTAGAATTATAATAGAAAAGGGTCTTACGACCCTTTTTTTTGTTAGTAGTGATATTTATAAATAAAAGATTAAAATGTCAGATATTATTATAACAGAATCTCAACTCAAAATCATCCAAGAATTTTATGATGAAAATGGTAAACTATTAAATGAAGAATGGTGGAATACTATTGGAGACGTTGTTGGTATTATTGACCCAACAGGTTTAGTGGATTTAGTAAATGGTCTTGATTATATAAGACAAGGAGAATATTTCTTTGGTTTCTTATCTATGATTGCAATAATACCATATGTTGGAGACGTTATGGCAAAACCTCTTATGGGTGTGTCAAAAGGTAGTAAAGCGATGAGAGGTGTAAATCAAGCAATGGGTATTGTAAAAAAAGGTGGTAGTACTGCGGAGGCTGGTAGGTTATTAGCGGACGCCGGAAAGTCATCTCCGTTATTCTCCAAACTATTAAATACTTCAATAAGTTGGGGAGGTAAGTTAAAACAAATAGTTGATGAAATCCCTGGAGGTAGATTGACCGGTGGGTTAAGGAAAACAATAATGGATTGGATTGACCTTTTTATAAGTGGTGCTAGACAGAGTAAGATGACTAGTAAGATTACTGCTAATTTTGCTAAAAAAGTAAAAGCTGCTGACCCTGCAACCGCAACCGCTTTAATGAAACAATTACAAAGTCAGTTAACAAAAAGTAGTAGAACTTTTAGGGATTTCAAAATTACAGACCCCGGTTTTATGAGTAAATATGTTTGGCCAGGTCTTTCATTTAGAAATAGAAATTTAATGGCGTTAATGAGAAGAACTAAGTTCTATGCAGGATTATTAGATTATGTTGGTGTTGCAAATTTTGTTGGACCGGAAGAGTTGTCTCAAGAAATAGGTGAAGAAAATTTACAGAAAAAAATTACTGAATATTCTCAGACACCGGAAGGTCAAAAAAATTGGACAGAAGATATGTCTTCAGCAAACATGAGTCAACAAACAAATACAACACAACAAACAAATAAAACAACATCAAGTGATGGTGATATTAATGACGACCCACTTTCTAAAATGTTTAAAAAGATGTTAATAGGTCAATTAAACCCAATACCCGGAATATAACAAAATAAAAAATTATGAAAGAAGAATTAATATTAAAATTAGTACAAATACAAGTCCAATTTAAATTTATGCATTGGCAAACAACAGGTGATGCCAAACACAGAGCTTATGGAGACACTTACGACACATTAGGGGATTTAATTGATAGTTTTGCTGAGGCTATGATGGGAAAATATGGTAGACCTGAATTTGAATCAGAGTTCTCAATTATGTTTCAAGATTTAAAATCATTAAGTTTACAAAATTTTATGGATGGAATTACTGATTTTTTAGTTTCAATCACTGAAATGTTAGACCCAAAATACGACACAGACCTTTTAAATTTAAGAGATGAGATGTTGGCAGCAATTAATAAATTAAAATATTTACTTACATTAAAATCATAACATGGCAAAAATTATTAGATTAACAGAATCAGATTTAACAAAAATTGTTAGAAGAGTTATTGAAGAACAGATGAACCAACAAAAGGCGGTTGATGTTCAAATGGTAAAAATTAGACCTGAAATGGGAGGTAAATATTGTTTTGGGGACCCAAAACGACTTCAATCGGCTTATGGTTATAATGTTAAATTATACAAAGTTAAATCAGGTGATACATTAAGTGATATTGCATCAAAACATCCTGGAGTTACTAGTGTTGACGACCTTATTAGAATTAATAAAGGTTGTATGTTAAGTAAAGGTTTGAGGAGTGGTGATGTGATTGCCATTGTGATAATGCCTGAAATGTAATATGAGAAAACTAATAAAAGAAAGTGGTATCAGGGACATCAAAAAATTGTCCCAACGATACCCTAAAGCCGAAATATATTTTCACCAAGATTTGGATGGGGTAACCACAGCAATTGCAATGAAGAAATACCTTGAAGATAATGGTATTGATGTTGTGGATGCTCACGTCATTCAATATGGGGACAAAGAGTTCTCTGTAAAGAAGAATGACGCTCAAGGTGATACTATGCCGGTCTTAGTTGATTTTGCTCACGGAAAACCAATGTTTGTCATCCATACGGACCATCACGACAGACAAGCAGGTGCTGAAGATACCAAATCAACTTCTTTTAGACAATCTCGTTCAAATGTTGAAACAATTTCTCAAGTAGTTTCACCGAAAGAATTATTTCCTTCTTCAGATATCTTATTAATATCAACCGTGGACTCGGCAGACTTTGCAAAACACGATATCTCACCTGATGAGGTTGTGAATTATTTGTTTAGATTTGATAACGAGAAATCACTACAGAGAAACAAAATGTTATTGGGGTTTGTGATAAACAAACTCATATTGGCGTTCAAAAACAAACCGGGATTTTTAGAAGGTTTGGTTATGAATTCGGAGCCATCATTAATGTCCATTCTTACAAACATTAAGGAATGGATGAAAAAAACAAATGCCGTTAACCCGGAACAATTACAAAAAAATGCACAAGACTATAAAACATCGATGCAAGGATATCCAGATGTCAGCGACAACATTATCTTCCAATATGGTGGGGGTAGCATGTTCAAGCCTGGGTCTTATGATAGATACACCCCATTTAGAAATAATCCTGACGCAGACTTTCTTATTATGGCGTGGCCGTTGGGTCTTGTTCAAGCATCTTGTAATCCATTCAAGAAAGAGAGAGAACTTAAAGGGGTTAACTTGGGGGAGATTGCACAGGAAGTTTTATCGAAATGGGAAGACCAATTAAAAACAAGGGATATACCTTTATCAACTATCAAATGGGTGAGTGAGACAGGTGTAGGCCCTGAGAGTGTTGGATTTACGTTTAAAGACTTTAAAGCATTATATGGAGATAAGTTTAAATCGATTGACAATGGAGAAAAGGCGTTGAAACATATTCAACAAATGATGGAGGTTCCTTTTTCAGAATTGACTGAAGAACATAGACAGATGTTGGATAAGATAACTATTAATGCTTGGGAATTGATTCAAGCAAATTCAGGAGGACACAAATGTATTACAAACATTTCAGGGTTAAATTATCTTGGAAGAAGTACAAGACCACCAAAAGGAAGTTACAGATATAATGAATCCGATGATTCTCCAACGGTTAAGTTCACAAAAATGATTGCAGGTCAATTACAAAAAGTTTTAAAAGAAAAAATACAACAATCGAAGGGTAATAATTAGATTAAGTAATCTATAACATCACCCGCTTCGATGTTTAACATTTCGCAGGT